GCCGAGAGTTCCCACTCAATGTAGATGGGGTTTTCCTCGGCCTTGCGCTCCATGCAGAACACGTCATCGTCAAAGGCTTGGGTAGGGTCAGCCGTAGGATTCACGCCGCCAGGGAAGTTCACCGGGTCGAGAAACTTTTCAAGGGTCTGCCTGCGGGTTACTACCGCCCCGACAAGGTCGTCAAACTCCCGGCACATGGCCCCGACTGTCCCGTCTAGGTTCGCGGCCTTCAGCTGGGGCCGGGGAATGGAGCCTTCGCTCGTGCGCTCAAACCCCTCCGCGTGGATCGGAAACGGGGTGTAGGTCTGCCCCTGGAAGACGATGGCCGTGCCCAACTGATTCACATGGGGAGCCCAGCGGGTGAGTTCCCCGCCGATGCCGGTAGCATCCAACTCGAAAAGCTGAAGGAGCGCACCCGGCGCAAGGGTCTGGATCTCGGAGCGCGGGACGGTCACGGCTGCACCTCGAAGGTGCAGGAGATGCGGAACGAGGCCCCGCCATCCCAGGGGACCATCTTCCATTCGCTGCACACCACCTTGGCCTGGCTCTCACCTGGCGGGGTGAAGTAGAACGCCTCCACGCCCTTCCGCGCCCGTAGAAAGGCCAGGATTGCGGCGTACTCGGTCTGGGATCGACCACTAAAGGTGAGTGCCCACGATGGCAAGATGGTATTCGTTCCGTCGCCTGTGCGCTGGGTGTAGCCATCACCGAAGGCGCTCTTGAGGACGCGGGGCGCCTCTGTGCCCTGGGGCGCGTAATCGGGGATCCAGGGGAAGGTTTCCATCAGACCATCCCCCCGCCACGTGTCGGGTTGAGCCGTCCGCCGGGGCGCATGTGCTTGTCGATGACCTGGAGCACCATCGGCTCCACGCTCCGCTGCATCTCCTGGGCCATGGCCGTGCCGTTGTTCTTGGTGGTGCTCGTGCCGTCGGAGGCGATGTTGATGATGATCTGGGATTGGACTTTGCCGGTGGACTGGGGGACCGCGAAACCGCCGGAAGTGGATTCTTTGAAGTCGAACCCTCCCGTCGGGATGGGAGTCAGAGGGTCTGGGTTCCAGACGTTTTGGGCCGTGACCCCACCCCCACCGCCGCTGAACATTCCGCCGATAGCAGCCCCCGCCCAATTCATCAGCGGCTGCATCAACTGTTGCTGGATGATGGCCCGCTGCATCTGGACCAGCATGTCCGAGATGACACTCCGCACGGTGTCGCCAAGCGTTTTCCAGGAGCGCCCTACCCCGTCTAAATTGTCCATCCAGTTGACCATCGCATCGGTGGCGTGGCCTGCGTTCTGGGTGACAACGTCGCCGATGATGGCCCATGTATTGCCAGCCTCAGCCTTTAGCCGAAGCTGCTCAAGCCGGACCTTTTGCATCTCGCGTTGGTAAATCTCCGCACTGATGAGGCCACCCCGGAACATATCGTTAAGGCGTTGCCCAGCTTCGCTGGTCGGGTCACTAAGGCGGGCCGCGTCTTGCTGAAGGCTCCTCTTGTATCCCTCTGCGGCCTGCCCTGCGGCTGTGAACTTCACTTTCGCGGTGCCCAGCAGTTCGTTGTATTTCTCCTGGTTTATGATCCCGTCCGCAAGAGCCCAGCCAAGGTCGTATTGGACCTGGGCCATCTTCTCCGCCTCGACAACTGCAGGCTGGAGTGAGTTCACAAAGTCCTGAAGCGCGAGGTTGTCTTTCGTGATGGCGTCGGCATGCTTGGATGCGGATTCAGCACTCTTGGTGTATTGTTCGCTCTCCCACTTTAGGAGTTCAATCTCACGCTGGAAAAGCGATACACCAGCGCCGGTTCCCGAAGGCCCATTCCGAGATGCCGCTCCCAGCATCGGCGCTGGAGCTACAGGCCCCATCTCTTCAGGTGTTCCGGCCTTCAGGCTTGCTACTTTGAAGGTGAAGATGTCCTTCCATAACCCAAGCTGCTCAAGTAGGTCACGGTTCTCTTTTGAGTCATCACCCGCCCGCTCCATCGCGCCTTTGAGGCGGTTGTATTCGGCGGTGTACTTGTTGACAGCTTCCTGGGCTGAGGCGAGTTGCTCGGTTTTGATCGCGGCAGCGGATACCTTGCCCTGGCCTTGCTCCACAGAATCCAGGAACTTGTCTAGGGCATTCGCACCATTGATCTGATTTTTCCCCCAACTGTAAATGGGGTTGTCCATGCCTGGGATGTTGGCCAGCGACCCAACAATCACAGCGACATCACCAACGGCGGTCTGAATCAGATCAGCGGTAGTGGCGATGGTTAGCCCGATGCCACGGAACACCGTGGATAGCACCTCAAGCGAATCCGATGCGGTTCCCGACCCTCCAGCGATCTGAGAGAGTGTCCCCAGAAACGCCTCCCCAGAAACAACCGCAGAATTCATGGATTGGGCAAGATCTGTAATCCCGGCGTGGTTCGAGTCGATCCACTCGTTTGCATCTTTGAGTGCTCCTGTGAGCGTCATCACGCTTTCAGAGAAGGCCGGGAGGAATGCCTCTCCGACCTTTACCTGAAGGTCCTCAAGGTATCGGGTCATGGACAGGGCCTGCTTCCCAGCCGTGCCCATGCTGGCCTCGTATGCCCCGGCGATCTTGGACCCGTATTCCATGACGATGTTCTGCCGCGCCATGAGTTTTTCGAGGTCGGTCAGATCCTTGGACGTTTTGCCGAGGGTCTTGCCCATCTTCTGGTATGCCTGTTCAAAGTTGACGCTGATCCCGATTGTTCGAAGGATCTCCGTCTCGCCCGATCGGATGCCCTGCACCATGCGCTGAAAGGCTTCGCTGGAGTTGATGTTGCCGATGACTGCGGCATCCTGGGCAATGCGGGCCATCTCTGAGGACTTGGCGAGGTCCATCTGGGCCCCGGCCATCATGGTCAGGACGTTTCGTGACTCGATTGCACTGATTCCCGTTTGCTGTAGCGCCTGGGCATAGAGCGCCATCTGGCCTTGGGAGTAGCCAGCGTTTCGCCCAACCGCACCCATAACGACGCCCAATGTTTCGTATCGAGCCGCAAGGGTAGCGGCCTCTCTGGCGTATTCCACAACCTTCCAGGATGCCCACGCGGCGACAACCTTTTTTACAACGCCCTCCAGGCCGGAGCCCACAGAGGTCATTCGATCCATTGCCGAGGTCGCACCCTTGACGTCTGTCGAATCCACTTTCAATGAGAGGGTGGCAACATCGACGCTCACTGGCTCTCCTTCGCGTTTTGGACCTGAACAAAGGCCCGGTCAATGGTTCGGATCAATTCAAGTTCGGTGAAGGTCGGCTTGTGGCCCCTCATGCGGCTCCAGGCGTCGATATCGAGCCATGAGAGCGGAGAGAGCCCCATGCCGTTGATGCTTCGCCCTTGGTGCAGATCAACCCAGAGCGCCCAAGCGTCTTGTGCGCCTTCGGGGATTGCGGCATCCAGGGATTCAATGCGCTTCCCCTTCGCTGCCAGCTTTTCGAGCTTGGCCCGCCGTGTGACGCCATCTTCCCCCTCAACATCAAGGCGGAAGATGGCGAGGGCGTTCTCACGGGTAGCCTCCGTCAGCCATTGAAAGGGCGGCTGGGATCTCCCAGTGCTTCCCCGACTTTGCTCACGACGAAGAACGCGGAGGGGTTGAGGTAGAGCGCAAGGCACTTCTCGGGCGTGAATTCGTCCGGCTCCCCGCCCTTGGTCAAGCCCTCCCAGCCCAGGGTTAGCGCGGCCAAGTACTCAGCATTTGCGCGGTCCTTCTGGGCTCGGGTCGGGTTCTTCACCTTGCCGGAAGCGTCCAGGATGTCGCGGGACGCAGCCTGCGCCTTGACGTTGCAGGGAGTCGCCACCTCAATGAACCATCCACCCTCGCCAGTGCCGGGATTGACGATTTCAACCTTGGTGCTCATCTTCAGGGTTGCGGCAATCGCTTCAAAATCCATGGGCTCTCCTTACGCGGCGGTGCGCGTGACCTTGCAGGCGGTGTCGGTTACGTGGGTGTAGCTCTCAAATTCGACCGTCACGCTCACCAGCCCGTCACCCGTGGAGGGGGCTCCAAACTTGGTGATCTTGCAGGCGGTCAGGTCGATGGTGTAGGTCGAGGTGGTGCCGTTGCCGATGACCAACTGGAGGGCCACGGTGTTCTCAGCGCGGAAGTCGGTGTAGAGCGCGTTGGAGTCGAAATAAAGCTCGATTGAGCCCGTAATCTTGCAGGTTCCCTGGGCCAAGTCGTAGAGGTCAGCCGATCCGCAGACCTTGGCCTCCTGGTAGTTGTTTTCGCCCTTGAGCGTCCAGCCCACTACGGTCCCGAGCGTGGTTCCGCCCTTCTTCACCGCGCCATCCCATGTGGTGAGCACGGTTCCGGTGCCTGCCGGGGTGGTAGCGGTCCAGATGGTTGCGGCGGCTTCGTTGCTGCAAACCGCGCCGATGAGTCCGAACTTGCACTCCACATTGGAGTCAGCCTTGCCGCTGATCTCGAAGGAATCCACCACCACGCCCTTGAACGAGAACGACAGGGTGTTGACCTTGTGCAGTCGCTCGAAGGTGAAGCTCTTGCGTGTGGAGCCGACCTTCAGGACGTTGGTGGTCCATGTGCCACCCAGCGCGGCCTCCAGGAGGTCGTCATAGGTGCCGAAGCTAAACACCCCGGACACGTCACCCTTGGCGACCATGACGCCGCCCCGGCCCGCGGTTCTCTGGCGATCCGTGCGGAGTTCGGGGTTCTCCAGATAGTTCCGATCTGCGGCCAGCGTGAAGCCGGTGCTCCGCAGGATCTTGCCCGTGGGAGTCGCGGGCGTGGTCTTGAACGTGACTTCAGCGATGTATGCGATTTGGAGTTGGTTTCCAACTTCAACGGCCATGGTAATACCTCACAAGCAGACGAATGGAATGGAGACGGGGATCTGGAGCCAACTGCTCTCCTGAATAGGCGGGGCGATGGTCGGCACCCCGCAGGAGATCCCGCTGAGGTTCTGCCGTTTGAAGTGGTCTGCGATGGCCTGAGCCTTGGTCAAAGCAGGGCCTAAGCCGGTGCCAGCCGGGACGAACACGGAAACCTGATAGATTCCGCTTTCGTGGTCGGCTCCGTGGAGTTCCGGGGAGACGGTGGCAGGGAGGAAGTTGACCGCGTAATAGAGCGCGGTCTGTGCCTCCAGTGGCACGTTGGGCCATGCGATCTTGGACGTTCCCAGAGACGGGAATGCGGCCATTCGGGCATCAAGGGCGGCGCGGGCGGCGGTCCAGCTCATCGCTTAAACCCCCGATGCTCATTTGTGGAGTCAATGGCTTCCAGGCGGGCGGATTGGCTCATCTTCCCGACTGCCTTGTTCACGATCTCTTGCCACCGGGCCACAACGATTCGAGCCATGCCATTGGCGGCTTGCTTAGACGATCCGTATTCAAGCGCCATGATGTAGGGCAGGTTGTTTGTGATGAAACAGACGCCCCCGGCCTTCACAGACGATGCGAAGGTGAAGGCGCGGGCAAAGGATGGAGCACCCTTGCCGTGCTTCGTTTCGTCAATGGCTGAAACCCGCTGGACGCCCCAGAAGTAATTGGAGCGGGCGTGTCCGGTGTCCACTGGCGTCATTCGCACGATGTCAGAGGTAATGTCGATGACGACCTTCCGTAGAACCTTGTCGAACTTGATGCCGGTGTTGCGGCTGAAGGAGCGGAGTTGATCGCCGAAGGTCATAGCCGCACCAGCATTTCCCAGAGCGCCGGAAGGTGCCCAGCGTAGGTCGGCTTGGACTGAACCACGGTGTATTGCGTGGCTCCGATGGTGAGCTTGTCGCCTGGGCCGGGTTGGAACGTGAGCCCCCGGGCCGGAACGCTGGCGAGTAGATCACCGGCCTGAACGAGCCCTTCCCCGAACTTGAAGCCCAGAGAAACGAGGCTGGAGCCATCCAGGGTGACGAGGCATGAAGCCGTCGCAGTCGTTCCCGAGGTGCTGGAGCCCGTCGCTGGGTCGTATGCCCCCGGCGTGGTCCGGGTGAGTGTCCCCGATGCGGCAAGCCCATTCCGCGCCAAGGTGGCGTAGGCAGAGGCTACTTTGTCGAGGACGCTACCCACGAATCAGCCTCCCCCCGGATCCAGGCGCATAGGCCAGGAACGGGCGAAGGAGATTCACCACGGCAGACGGGAAAGGCCGGTAGGATTCGCGCCCCAGGTCGATAGATCCGACCTTCAGTGTTTCGTTGGACACGGAGTCGAGGCCCTGGGTCCAGTCATTCGAGATCAACTGGAATGCAAGCTCGGCTTGGGCGTTCTTCAGCGCGGCGGGAACATCCAGAACGGTGTATCCGTCCCGATCCGTCACACCGTAGCGCGGCCAAGCCAAAGCCTGGGCCTGCGTCTCCTTGGTCCCCACAAACGTCAGGGTGTCCAGATACAACGCGGCCCATTGCAGCTTCAGTTCCTTGGCCCCACTTGAAAGCGCGGTCCAGGTTGACGTATCGCCGCGCACCGCAAGGTAGGCATCCGCCTCGGCTACAGAGGCGTAGCTGTTGGCGGTTGCGGCTCCTGCGGTGGCGTCGAAGGTCATTGGATTGGCTTCCCGATGAGGTTCAGGTGATGAAGTGGAATCACTTCCCCAGGCGCATAGCCGAGGGATTCAGGCGTGTGCAGTTCCACCACGGGGGCGGGCTGCTCAACGGGCTCCGTCGATTCGGCAGGTTCCACCACGGGGGCGGGCTGCTCTTTTCGTGGACGGGCCATGTTCACTCCAGAAAGGAAGCCGGGGAGCCGAAGCCCCCCGGCGCGGTTGGTCTAGCCGTTGGTCTTGAGGAACGCGAGGCCGATCTGCTTGCGCTCGGCATACACGCGGGTCCAGTTGGCAGCGGTGGCCATTTCGGCAAACGTGGGAGACTTGCCAGCCATGGAACTCGAGGTCCACTTGATGCCCGCAGGGTGCATGGCGAAGTGGTTGCGGGTGCTGAGGATTTCCTGGCCTTCGCCGTTGCCAGCCAGCGCCAGCCGGGAGACTTCCACCGGGGTAGCGGGGGCACCGTTGCCGAACTTCAGGGCACCGGGGGCAGCGAGGACGCTGGTATAGGT